CAACTGAGTACACAAGATAATGACTGGCTCAAAGTTATTAGTATTGGTGGCAATGCTGCTTCCACTGTTTGTATTATCCAAAACGACCAAGGAACAAGCACAAGCTGTTGATATAGGTGGGATATCTGAACTCAACGGTTCAGCTCAAATAGTAAGAGATAAACCATTAAATGCAAAAGTAGATTTTGCTATTCAAAGCAACGATGAAGCTATAACTTCAAATGGAAGAATGGCTATAACTTTTTTAGATGATTCTATTGTAAAACTTACTGAACACTCACAACTTCTTATTGACGAATACATATACGACCCTGACCCTAGTAAATCTAAAATGGCACTGACCTTTGGTTTAGGTACTGCAAGATTTATTACAGGAAAATTAAATCAAATTGATAAAAAAAATATACAACTTAAAACGCCAACTGCAAACATAGCTATAAGAGGTACAGATTTTACTGCCACAGTTGATGAGCTAGGTCGTAGCTTGATAATACTATTACCTGACTCTCTAGGCTTCAGTAGCGGTGAGATAGAAGTTATTACTGCAATGGGTAGTGTTTTACTAAATAAACCATTCCAAGCGACTACAGTAAGCGTATTTGAATCTAAACCAAGTAAACCAGTCATACTAGATTTAACATTAGACATTATAGATAACATGCTTATTGTTACACCACCTAAAAAGAAAACTAATTTTACAGAAGAAGTATCACAAAATGCTAAAGCAAACATCTTAGATTTTAATGATTTAGATATAGATTATCTTGAACAAGATTTTTTAGGTGCAGATGAACTTGAATTTACTGAGCTTGATATTAACTATCTTGATACAAATTTTTTAGAAGACTTACTTGATGTTTTAGATTCATTAGCTATTGGTGAGGATGAAGATGCATTAGCTGATGCAGGCTCAATAGGTTTAACAGGAACAAAAATAGGACAAGACCCTGAAACACAAATAACTACACTAATTGCAGGTGATATCATAAGTGTAAGAAGAAATGTAAATGATTCTGTTAGATTGGATTTAAATAGTAACGATGCTTACACTTTAATTATTATACAAGATGGTGTATCTAATGTTGTAAAAATCAATGGTGGTGGTGATTCACAAATAACTATTACACAAAGTGAATAATATATAACAAATTTAAATACCTCTTTTTCTATAGATATTTCTTACATGTTTTTCAACATCTTGATTCATGTTACTAAAATCTTCGCATTTTCTAGATTCTTTTTCATATGTTAATACATAGTCCATATCATCACAGTAACTACAACCAGTAACACCTTTGTCGCAATACTGGTTATCATCATTAGCATCTTTACAGTTTTTCCAATCAATCATTATTTGCTCCAAAGGTTGTTTAGTTCTGTGATTATTGTAGTGTTAGTTAAACCGCTAAGTTCCATTTCTAGACCTGCAATGTGGTCATTTATATCTGTATCTGCATATTCAATACCATTAGCTAAATGCAACTTAGCAATTGTTAAAAATGCTTTAACTTGTTCTATTCTTTTTTCTAATTTATTCATTTGGTTTCCTTTTAAGTTTTTGTTTAACATACAGTTATTATAACAACTATGATTATAAAAACAACCCTCTTAGACAAAAAAAATGTAATAATTAACCAATGAAAAAATTGTTAATTCCTTTATCTATTGTATTGTCTTTACCTCTACTGTTTCAAAGTACACCTACTGAAATTATAAAACTAAAAATGTTTGATACTTTTATAAAAAAACAAGAACCATCAGGTAATTTTGTAATCCTTAATATTACTGAAGATGATGTTGAACGTGAGGGTGGTTATCCATTACCAAGAAGAAGACTAGCTGAAATACAAGTGCAGTTAATTAATGAAGGAGCAATTGGTGTTGGTTGGGTTATGTCATTCCCACAACCTGACAGAATGGGTGGAGATAAAGTCTTTGCAACAACATTGGGTTATGCACCATCAGTTATTGCAATGTTTGAAGATGGAAAAAACAAATTTCCAAAACCTACAGGCACCGTTGTAAAAGGTCCTAATGTTGATGGTATAGTATCTATGGGAGTCAAGGAAAACCTGCACACTCTAGCAATAAACACATTACAGGGTTTAGCCATTGCTCCCACTGAAGTTGACCTTTTAGTTAGAAGAATTCCACTTTTAGTACAAACACCAAAAGGCAATTGGTTGCCTAGTTTCGGCACACAAATATACAAAGCTCTTTTTAATGTTAAAACATACATTATAAAAACTAATGATAATGGTATAGAAGAAATATCAATAAGAGGAATACCACCTATAAAAACAGACAGTCTTGGTCGTAAGTGGATTAGTTGGGTAGATACGCCACAAACAGATTTAAAAGAAATGAATGTTGCAGGTAAGTTTGTGTTTATAGGTGTAACAGCTAATGGAGTAATGCCAACTCTTGCTACACCAAATGGTTTAATGGAGCCACATAAAATACAAGCATCACTTGCTGAATCACTGCTTATACAAGATTCACCATATGTACCAGATTGGAGTTTAGTAGCAGAATTAGGAATTTTTATGATTTTTGTGTCTCTGACGTGGCTTGTAATAGCTTCTTTAGGTGTAACTAAGGGTGTAAGTATGGCTATTTTTATACTTATATGCACGTCTTATACAGGATATGCACTTATAAACAAAGGTATATTAATAGATGTTACATGGACTTTGATATCAGAATTTATAATAGGTTCAGTTGCATTTTATTTAAGGTTTAGAGAACAATACAAATTAAGATTACAAATAAAAAAACAATTTGAACACTACCTAGACCCTAGACAGGTAAAACAATTACAAAAAAATCCTTCTTTATTAAAACTAGGGGGTGAAAAAAAATACTGCACATTTTTATTTACAGATGTTCGTGGTTTTACATCTTTATCAGAAACCTTAGAACCTGAAATAGTAACTTACATTATGAACAAAACTTTAACTGCACAACAAAAAGCAGTTCAGGCACATGGTGGAATGGTTGATAAATATATTGGAGATGCAATGATGGCAATATTTAATGCACCTATAGATTTACAACATCATGAATCAAAAGCTATTGCATGCGCTATAGACATACAAAAAAATATGGAAGTACTTAATAAAGAATTAGAAACAAAAGGAATATCATCAGTACAAATTGGTATTGGTATTAATACTGGTTATGCAATTGTTGGAAATATGGGTTCTGAAACAAGGTTTGACTATACTGCAATTGGTGATCCAGTAAATGTTGCAGCAAGACTAGAATCAGGTACAAAAGATGCTGGTGTTGATTTGTTAATTGGTCAAGACACTGAAAAAGGTATAGAATTTGATCTAATACCATTAGAATCAATTAGTGCTAAAGGTAAAAAAGAAAAGTTACAGGTGTATACATGGAATTTAAATTAATTCTTAAATGGTTTCTAGAGCTGTTCAAAACAAGATATAAAATTACTGTTTCTTTTAATAAAGAATATGGTGATGCTGATGATAAAAGTTATATATCTAAAAAAATAATTACACAAAAAGACAACCATCTAAAATTTAGAGATATAAATAATAAACTTGTTGAATATAGAAGTGCAGCTGGTCTTAATTACATAATTGAGGATATTTGATGCAACAAGTATTTATAGGCGTAATATTATTCTTAGGCTTTACGACTTACTTCTTATATAACGAAAACACTACCCTAAAGTCTAATAACCTTGCACTAGAGGGTGCTATTGCCTCACAAGAGGAAGCTATAGAATCTATACAAGCTGACTTTGAATTACAAACCCAACAGATGAATGACCTAACTCTTAAATCACAAGCAGCACAGCGAGAGATGAAAAGATACACACAATTTATACAGAACTATGAACTAGCATCTAAAATACTAGCTGACCCAATAGAAATGGAGAGGAAAATAAATAATGGAACAAAACATATCATGGAAGATATTGAGAACATCAGTACAACAATTGATGATCTTGATAATGGTTTGCAGTTGCAGTCTGATTCCGACTAAACAGATAGAAGTAACAGCAAAACCACTAGATAGGAAAATAGTACAACCTATTATGCCTAGAGAGATTGACTTGCAAGAACCTAGATGGATTGTAATAACACCTGATAACTGGGAAGATCAATTAGCTATGATTGAACAACAAGAAGGAGAGCTTGTTTTCTTAGCAATGACTATCCCAGACTACGAGATAATGGCTTATAACATGCAAGAAATTAAGAGATATATTACAGAATTACAAGATGTAGTGATTTACTATAGAAAGGTTACAGTTGACAAACCAGTAGAATAATCTGATAGAATTAAGGCTCATTCATTATATAGGAGAATAATATGATGGGAATGATAGGAGAATGGTTGGGTATAATTACAGGCGTAGTTTGTGCAGCATCAATAATTTGTGCATTAACACCAACACCAAAAGATGATGTCATGATCGGTAAGTTATATAAACTTATTGAGCTGTTAGCATTAAACATTGGCAAGGCTAAGAAGTAGTCATGTCTGATAGCGTTACACCATTCGTATACAATGCTTCATTGGATAGGGTAGTAGATGGAGACACCATAGATGTAGTGCTAGATTTAGGCTTTTCAGTAAAGCTTCACAAACAAAGAGTGCGATTAGCAGGTATTGACACACCTGAATCACGCACAAGAAATTTAGAAGAAAAAGCATTAGGCTTAAAAGCTAAACAAAGACTTATAGAACTCTGCAAAGATTCATTCAAAATACAATCACTAGGAAAAGGTAA